CGGGCGTTACGGCGCTCCACGTGGCCGCAGACGACGCATTTGCGCGGGCGGTAGCTGGAGCTGCTGCCCGCTGTGCGCGGCGCACCGGTCACCAGCGCGCGCGCCTCCTCGGCTCTGGTCTCGTCGATCGTCCAGACCTTGCGCGCCGCGTCCCACTTGGCGCCCAGGGCCTTGAGCTGCTCGCGTACCGGGTAGGTGTTGCCCGAGACATCAACGCGCTTCGACATGGCTTCTCTCCTGGATGGGGCCGCGACTTCCGTTGCGGATGGTCGCTCCGTGCGACCTGAGGAGATAGTGACCGATGCGTATGATTTGCGCAAGCGTAAATCGTACAGCGCGGAGTTTTTTCTGTCCGGAGAGGCGTAGTCACGCCCGATCGCGGTACGCCGTAAGCCACGCCTCGGCGTGCTTGCCGGGGCACGTGGGCTTGGGCTTGCCGCCGAAGCGGTCGGCCTCGGCGTGCCAGCTCATCCACGCGGGGCCGAGCTGGTGCCGCTCGCGCAGCCACGGGAGCAGCGCCTCGAGGCACTCCTCGTGCGAGGTCGTGAGCGGCGCTGCCGTGGTGTCGCCCTGCAACGCGACGCCCACGCCGTGATGGTTCGCCGCGCGGCCCGTGTGCCAGCACCGCGTGCGGTCATCGTTCAGCCGGAGCACCACCAGCCGCCCGTAGGGGTCGCGCAGCGTCTCGGCCGGGATCCAGTAGTGGTAGGCCGCGCCGGGAAAATCCTCGCCCACCGAGTAGCGCGCGCTCGCCAGCGCTCCGGGGTAGCCCGCCGCGCCGAGCGCGCCCGAGTGGTGGACGTAGACGCGTCGAATGGCGCCGACGCGCGCCTCGTAGCGCAGTGTCTTGTGGCGGGGAAGGAGGTGGTGCACGTCCCAGAGGGCGACGCCGCCCGCGATCACCGCCTCGAGCGTGGCCTGTACCGGGAGAGCTGAGAACAAAGGAACCTCCTGATGTGACGGATGCGGCGTGCGACGCTGGGGCGCGTCACTTGGCCAGCCACTCGAGGGCGCGCAGCACGGACCAGGCGCCGGTGCCCACGCCGGCCACGGCTGCGCCCCACCTGCCAGCGATGCGCAGCGCGGACCACGCGCCCGTGACCGCTACCTTGGTGTTCTCGAGCTGGCGCACGCCGTCGCTGTGCTTGTCGATGCGCTGCTTTTGCTCCTCGAGCTCGCCCGCGACCTGCTCGCGCAGCAGCTCGATCCGGCGCTCGGTGCGATCCTCGACCTTGCGCAGGTCGTCGCTGATCTTGCGCTGGCGGTCGCGCATCTCGGCGACGTTGGTGAGCACGAGGTTCTCCATGTGCTTCGCCATCTGCTCGATCCGCTGTGCCGACTCGCGCAGATCGCGCCCGCTGTTGGCCGCCGTGAGGTGCACTTGCGAAACCGCGATCCGTAGCTCCTGCTGTTCCTCGAGGACGCGCTCGAGCAGCTCGCGATCATCGAGGACGCGCCCATTGAACCGCCGCGGCTCGCCTGGGATGGGGGTTCGCTCGATGGGCTCGTAGAGAGTCGTGCGGCCGTCGAGGTCGGGGTTCGAGCTCATCGCAAGGCCCTCACGAGCCACGTCCCGGCGACGCCGCCCAGCACGACGCCCAGCGGCACGAGGAACCGCGGCGAGCGGTACCAGCGCAGCGCGCGCGCCTCGCGCTCCCTCGAGGCCGAGAGCTCGAGCGCGAGCATGTCGGCGTGACCGCGCTCGTAGGCGACCACGTCGAGCAGCGTCTCGCGCTCACGGTCGAATGCGAGCCGCGCGGCGCGAAACTCCGCGATGGCCGCCCCCACGCCCTCGAAGGCCTCGGCCTTGCCCAAGGCATCGCGCCACACGTCATCCGGGATCCACCAGCCCGCCGCGCCCGTGTCGGGGTGCACCAGGTCGACGGGCAGCTCGTCGGCAGCGGCCGCCGGCGACGCCGCGAGCGCGCCCAGGAGGGCCAGCAGAGGGCCGACCTTGCGGATGCGCCGAGCGTATTCCTGGGAGCGCCGGCGCACCTCCTCGCGACTGAGCGCGTTGAGTCGTACGCGCTTCGTGTCGGCCTCCTCGAGGAACTCCTCGGCGCGGGCCCCGTGCTGCTCGCCCTCGCGCCGGTGCGCTTCGCTGCGCTTCTCGATGGGGCGCACAGCCTCGCGTAGGTGCTGCTGCTCGCGTTCTGAGAGCGTGGTCTGCGCAGCCGGGCGCCGGCGCAGAAGCAGGAAGGGAAGGCCGCCGAGCGCCAGCCCGATCACGGCGCGCAGCCACGACGGGCACGCGCTCCACCAACGGTTGATGACAGCCAGCATGGATCAACCCTTTCGCCAGGTGTGGACGAGGTCGTACGCGACGATCGAGAGCACTCCCGCCGCGCCGAAGTACAGAGCGCCCGCGGGACGCCCCGGGAGGAGGCCGGCGAACCACTCGGGCGTGAGCTGGGGACAGGCAAGGCCGAGCAGCATCCCGGCCGCGATGGGATGCGCGACCTTCGTTCGCCAGAAGTAGCGCCAGCCTCGCGAGCGCTCCGGACCGGGCGCCGCCGTCTTCACGAACTCGCCGATGCCGCAGAGCATGACGATGGTAGCGAGCCCGGTCCCGTTAGCCTGCATGATCGGCCAGAGCGCGATCAGCGTGCTGATGATGTCCATACGACCTCACTTCCCCGGCAAAAGGCCGGAATCAAAGCGTGTAAGCGGGCTGCAAACAGGCCTTGAGCTCGCCCGTGCCGCTGTCGTGCGTGTAGGCGAGCAAGTACTCGCGCGAGTGCAGGTTCCCGAGATCGAGGATGAAATCGCCGGCCGAGCCAGCGGGCTGCGTCATCGCGTCGTTGATCTCGGTGACGTCGGACCACGGCATGTTGGCGCTGTTGCGCGCTTTGAGCGCGAGCGTGCCCGTGATCGCTCCGAACGACACTTGGAGGCTGAACGCCTTCGCGCCTCCCGCTGAGAACGCCTCGCTCTCGTCCGTTTCGGCCGCGGCAAGGTCCAGAAGCATGATCGATGGGTGCATGGTCGTGACTCCTATATCCAGTGGTCTGCGGCGTACCCTTCGAGGAGCGCGCGCTCTTCGTCCGTCCAGGCCTGCGAAGCGAGAAGCCACCCGCGCGCCCTACACGCGTTGAAGGCGACCGGCGCCGCGGCGCGCACGCGCGCTCCGACCGAAAACGCGTTGACTGCGTGCGTATGCGTGAGCGCGGCCTCGCAGGACAATGCCCCGTCAATCCACGATCTCGCCGTCGTGCCGGTGACGACGAGCGTGCGGACGCGATAGCTCGTATCGACCGCCAGGCCGTTGTCCGATGCGCTGCCGACCGAGTTCGCGCGCGTTGCGAAGTCGAGCCCCGTGCTCGTGACGCCCAAGTAGGTGTAGTCAGTGTTATTCGCGGTATTGCTCAGGGACGCGAGTGCGCGTGTAGCCGCGGCCGCTGCGACGCGTTGCGAGACGACCATCAGCGAAAACGAGGCGCCCGCACCGAACACGCTGAACGCGGCGCTCACCAGGGTGAGGTAGTCAGCCGTTCCATCGAACACCGCGTCTTCGACGTCGAACGCAGGTTGATTCGCGTCGGGCGCCGCCATCGACCGCCCTGCCAAAAGGTCAGCCAGCGCTGCAACGTAGTCCGTGCCCGCGTCTGCACGCAGCGTGCGGCTTGCTGCGTTGGAGACGTCCCACAGACCGAACGCACCCGGCGCTGCGAGCAGGTGGTCGATCGGCTGCAGCACGACAGCGGGCACGCCGAGCTCGTAGCCCACCCGCGCGCCAACCAGCGGCCCGACCTGTGCGCCGACCTTCGTCACTTGAACTCGACCTCAATTTCCTTGCCAGCGGGGAACTCGGCCGCGAAGCCGGTATCCGTGAGCAGCTGGATCGACACCTTGGCGCCGCCGAAGATCCAGGCGTTGTCAGGGTGGCCCTCGATAGGCCTGAGCACGACGTTATGGAGGCCGACTGCGTCCTCGCTCACTGCGACTTTGAATCGAGCTTTCATGTCATCTTCTCCACCAACGCGCGCATGTTGAGCGGCAGGTCCACCGCGCCGCCTGTGCGGTTTGAGATTCTCACGCTCACCGTGTCTGTTGCGCTGACCCAGGCGTAGAGCTCGATGCCCTGCGTATCGGAGTCGGCGCTGACCCTCGCGAGATCGCCCAGTGCCGCGCCAGTCACAGGGATTGTCCTCGTCACACTCGTGCCGTCCGCAAGCGATGCCGCGCTGTACGCCGCCGAGCCGGCGAACATCTCCAGCATGGTCATGCGCGTGATCTGCCAGTTCTTCGTTACCAGCTTCGCACGGATGGCATTCGTGCCGGCTGGCCACGCCGAGTACGTCACCGACGCGCCGCCGTTCACGCGGTAGCCGTCGGCGTAGTCGTCCACAGTCGGCTCGATCGTCCACGTGCCAAGCGGCTGCTCGCTGGTGGCTGTGCCGTGCGCGACGATCCACAGCTCGTCGAGCCCAGCGACGCGCCCGAGATGGCCTCCGGTCGAGTCGAGAAAGATGGTCTTTTCGTCGCGGTTGTACCCCTCGATTGCGATAGGGGTAGGCGCGAGCGTTAGCGTTCCCTCCTCGCCAGTCAGAGCGCGGCGCACCCACGAGGAGCCCATGGCCACATCCAGGCCGATGAACTTGGGCCACAACGGATCGAGCGAGCGCATTTTCTCGGCGATGTGGATGCCGAGCGTGTTTGCGATCTTGTACGAGACCTCTGCACGCGTAGCCTTGAGCACGTCGATGCGGTGCGACTCGGTATAGAGATTCGTGATGCCGCCGCCGACACTCGCGTTTGCTCGTCCGCCACCGACAACGATCCCGATCCCGCAAGCCTGCGTCGATGCCGTCGTGATCTGCGGCGGGTAGAGCGCGGCAGCCCGGTGAGCGATGCCACAGGACAACGCGGAGAGAATGCCGATCGTGTGATTGCTGGAGTCCGAGCCCTCGACGTTGTACACGCCGCCCGCAATCACCTCGACGTCGTCTGGCGCAGTGAACCCGGCAGGCACGTGTGGGAAGCACGTCAACGTCTTTACGCCGGTCTCCGGATCGGTGTTGGTGGCCTCGATCAAAAGCACCGTTTCGTCGGCGTCAGGAAGCAGCAAGAACGATTTCCCGGCCTCGATGTGGCTCGGGATTTCGCTGACCGTTAGAACTGCGTAGCGCTCGGGGGTGGTAGATCCGAGAAAGTTGGTAAAGCTCTCAACGTTGATGAACTTTTGGTAGTTCGTGCTCAAATCGTCGCCGGTTCCGCAGCGAATGCCGCGAATCTTGTGCACGTGCGTGCCGGTCGACGGCGTCTCTGGGTTGAAGCCCCATCGCCGAACGTTGGTAACTTGGATGCTTTGGAACGTGTTGTGCGCGCCCAGCACGCGGATGAAGTCGCGACAGGTACGATCCGCCCATACCAGCGAGTTGCCGAAGCCCTCGATGCGCCCGATCCACGCGATCCCTGCCGCAGTAATGGTGATGCAATCGCCGTCGATGTTGGCGCCGGTGAAGTGCGGACGAATGACCGCGTTGCAGTAATACGTTTTCGTCGCGTCGCCGCTGACCGTGATCCATCCATCGCAAAGGAACACGCCGTCGATGACGGCGACACCGACGTTCACGCGTCCGCAGTACGCAAAGAACTTGCGCAACGGCACCCAGTCGTTGACCACGCCACCACCAACCGCGCCGAACACGTAGGGCGTGAGCGGGCCGATCGGTAGCCAGCGCCAATAGAGGCCTTCCGATGAACTCTGATAGACGGGGTCATCGTCAACGCTTTCGCCCTCGGCGAGCGCGTCGAGGCAAAACACCATCGCTCCCTTGTCACCGCGCGCGGACCGCCCCGAGACGAGGAGAACTCTGCCCGCGGCGCCTCCTTGGCTGGCGAGCTCGGACGACAGCGCAGAGGCGGCAGAGCCGGCCTCGAACACAATTTCCGTGACCTCGTCGTCAGCATTGTCTGAGGCCGAAACGCCCGTGCCGGTGAGGCGGATTTTTGGCCGCGACTTGAGCACTTCGCCGCCGTATTCGACCTGACGCAACCCAGAGAGGATCGGATCTAGCAAGCCCATGGTAATGAACCTTTCAGGGGCGCAGGCCAGGAACGCTGAGAGACATGCGAATCGCGGACACGAGGTCATTTGCCGAGGAGGCCGTGTTTCCCGACCTCACCAGCAGCGCGTAAGACTTGGTTTCCAAGTCGATTACCTCTCCAGGCGCGATGGAGATCGTCTGCGCATCGGTGCTCTCGTCGTCGAACTCCAGGTCGGCATCGACGAAGCCGCTCGAGGCTGGACTATCGAACCCCGTGCGCACAGACAGAGCCACGCCCATCCGGTTATTTCCAGACCGCGCGGCGCCTGGATTGACGCGAAAGTCGATGGACACGATCGTCGCACCGTTCAAGTGGGCCAGATACGGCGTCAGATCTTTCAGGTAGTGCGTGCTATCATCCTGAAAAAGCGTGTTCGCGCCTAAGCGAACAGCTCCACCAAAGCCGTGCACGGAGATCATGCGTGTCACGACTTGCGCCGCCGCGAAGCTGTGAGGCGCATCGAGGCGACCCTTCAGATTGCGCGTACGGTTCCCGATCTGCTGGAGGTACGCCTCGACGGACGCCTCTGTGACATCCTCTCCGTCCTCTGGACAGCTGAGGTTCGCCGGGAAGGTGTCCACATCAACAATCAGCTTTGGCATCTGATCAAACTCCTATTTTCGCGGTCGAACCGCCGCCGTACACGAGCCCGTCGCCATAGGTGCGCGGGGGGTAGCCGTAGATCGTCGCGCCGGGGCTCAACAGAATCACCTTCCCGATCGCGTGCGCTGTGTTCCACTCACGCGGCAGAACGCGAATGTCGTAGGTCTCGGTCGAGGTGAGGCCGGACCCGTACACGGCGCCCTCGCCGTACTTGATTCCGTCGCCGTACTTGCGCTTTGGCGGCAGCGCCTCGGGCCATTCGTAGATCAGCCACCAGCGCGCCCACTTCTCGGGCTCATCGTCGGGACTCCACGCCACGTCGAGCTTGGTCACGTTGCCGTCGACGTCCATATCGAACGCGCGTCCCGATCGGTACACCAGGCGGATCGGGAAGTTGTTGGGTGCGTAGTACGCGTGCAGCTGAGCAAGCATCGCGTAGGGACCGCCGCGCGTCGGGTGCCCGGTCTCGTCGAGCCAACCACGCAAGCGAAGCGCGTAGGACGATGCTGGCTCATTGCGGCCGCGTCGAATGCGGCGCTCGCGTCCGATGAGCGGCATGGATTCGTCGGAGTAGAGGCCAGGAAACCGGAACTTGACGGCCGCTGCTGCCGCGTCGCCGAGCCTGTCGAGGTGCACGCCGATTGCGAAAAGGAGCCTCTCAGCCCAGCCGAACTGCAGCCACCAGGGAACCCGCTTCCGCAGACTGTCGCGAAAGGTCAGCATGTTAGTGCCCCACCGGTGGATTGACTTGGATGATGTTGGCCGTGACCGTTCCAAGCGTCGGCACCGCCTCAGGCGCGAGCTCGGGGTCGGCCGCTGGCACCGTGATCACGACGCGGAAGATCTCGCCCGGGAACACGGCCTTGATGACTCCGATCAAGTCGGAGAGGAACACCTTGCCAGCCGCGGCACCGATCACATTGCCACCGATGGGCTGGGTGCTCAGGTGCGTCGCGAGGGCCGTGCTGATCGCCGCCTCAACCTCGGCGTTACTGCGGCCGCTGGTGTTGTACATCCAGACGCCGTAGGTGAGCGCGATGGACGCGGACCCAGCCGAGCCCACGATCGCCGTGATGCACAGGGGCGTAGAGAGGCGCTGGATCGCGCTAGCGACGGCTCCAAGATCCGTTGTGGGGTCGTCCTCTGTGCCGCTCACGGCGCCGGTAGCAGTCGCGGCCACCACGTAGACGTTGCCGTAGCCGTCGGGGAACACGCGGACACGCGTGACACCGATCCGTGTACCGTCTGAGCGCGTGGCGTTCTTCGCGACGTATGCGTAGGCGTCCCATGGTCCGTTGGGCGACAGGGCTCCGAGCTTTGCACTGCAGCGAGCCTTGAGAACACTGTCGCCCTCCTCGTCCAAACCGACAAGGGCCGCCGCGTTCGTGCAGGTGACCCCGTCGAGCGTCGTCTCGAGCACCGTGATCGCGCCGGGCACAGCAGTTGACGCTGCGCCTGCCTCGATGGCCGCGATCGGTACCGTGACCGTACCCAGCGCGGCGAGCGTGAACGCGCTCGTATTGCGGTACGTCTTCCCGGTGTCGGGATTGCTCACGATCAGGTCGCCGACCTCGAGCTCGTAGACGCCGCCGCCGGTGTTCGTGAGTGTGACCTCGCCAGCCGCGAAGGTCGCGACTTCGCGCTCAACGCCAAACACGTAGCGCGCGCAGAGAGTCAGCCAGCTGCCGAAAGCTGTCTCGAGAAACCCGCCGCGCGCTACCTTGGCGATCAGGCTGTGCAGCGCCGCAAAGAAGATGGCGAGCGCGGCGATCAACGTGCGCACGACCGCGCCCGGCTTCCATGTGGTCGTGTTGGTGCCGACCGCGGCCAGCACGTTGTACATGGACTCTTTGTACTGCTCCGAGCTCAGCGGAGTCAGGACGTCGGCGAGCGTGATCGTCATCGGCTGACCTCCGCAAGGAGCACGGCGCCATTCTCGGCCGCCAGCGTGAGCGCGAACGGACGCATGCCCGGGATCGCCGGCTCGACCATCACCTTCACGTTCAGGCTCGGCGACGCCCACGTGACCGTGGGCTGCACCTGCGCGACGCGGTCGTCCTTCGCGAGCTCGGCGCGAATCTCGCCCTCAAGCGCGAGCAGATCCTGACGCGTCAAGGCCCGGTTGCAGTAGCCGCGAATGTCGATCCCGTAGTCGGCGTCATCGGGGAGCGAGCCGCGCGGCGTGATGAGACGCCGTAGGAGAGCCTCGCCCAGCCCCTGCACGCTGAACGGGTCGACCTCCTCGAGCGTCTCGGTGATGTCCGTGACGCACGAGAGATCACGCCCGTAGCCGAGCTCGCCCGTGGGCACGGGCACCAGCCGCGTGAGCGCGGCCGTCTCCGCTGCGATGAACTCGAGCACGCCGTCGCTCATGGGCTGACCTTCAGGAGAGCAGCGAGGGCCGCCCAGGTTGCGGGAACGGTAGTGATGAGCACGAGCGCGTTCGCTGCGTCGGTGGGGGCGCCACCGGGCGTGCCGCCGGCGAGCTCGGCCGAGAGCTCTCCGCCGAGGTCCTGCGTCTGTCCCGCGAAGGCGTAGGCATGCACGCCGGCCACGCCGAAGTGCGCTTGCAGCGCGGCGATCACGCTGAGCTGGGCGCTGATGCTGGTGACAGCCGCGAGCAGCTCCGCCACCAGGGCCGCGACCTGCGCAATTTGGGCCGCCAGCGAGGGCACGGGCAGGCCCAGTGCGATCCCGGCCTGGATGCTGGCCACCGTCTGCTGAGCGAGGGCGAGCTGCGCCGCGAAGTCGACATTGATGGGCGCGAACGCGAGCAGCGCATCGAGGCGCCCCTGAATGTCGGGCAGCGCCGCGTTGATGCCAGCCGAGCCGGCCGCGGCCGCGCTCACGGCGCCCGGCACCACGTCGCCCACGCTCAGGCTGCCGAGGTAAGTGGTGCTCATGAGAGCTTGGCCTTCCCAGAGCCGGACGTGATCACGCCCGCCATCTTGTTGAGGGGGAAGGTGAGGACGCCGCTCGCTGGTGTTGGGACACCGCCCACGGCGATCGTTCCGCTGAACACCGCCGGCGGGAGCAGCACCTCGACCGCGTCGCCCTGACGCGCGATGGGCGCGCCGCTCGTGTCACTGGCGAAGCCCGTTACGATCGGCATCGTCCGGTCTCCCTCGATGAACTGCACCAGCACCTCGGTGCCCAGCTCGGGCTGCATCCGTGCACCTGCGAGGCCCGGCCACACCGTCAACGGGATCAGGTTGGGCAGACCTGCACCCTTGCGCACCGCCTGCAGCTCGATGCGGTCTCCCGACATGCGGATCACGCGGTAGCGGTAGACGCCGTGTAGCGCGCCGTCGGTGCTGCGCGCGACGAGAGCGCGGAAGATCCCCGCGAGACGGTCCTGCGCACCGCTCGCGCCGCACCACGCCTTGATCCGGAGCTCGCCGGCGTCGAGGATAACCTCCAGGTCGCGCACCGTCTGGGGCGTGTCCAGGCTCTTCGAGACCACGCTTCCCACGCTCACCGAGGCGAGGCTATCGACGCGCAGCTCGACCAGCTTCGAGCGGGGGTCGTAGCCCACCACCTCGTAAGCGCTCTCTGCCGGCGTCGAGGTTGGACGAGTGCCCACCTGGGTGAGCCCCGAGTAGTCCACCCACCAGGAAGCCGAGCCGATCACGTCCTCGAGCACGCGCGACGCAGGACCGGCCTCGCGCACGTAGTCGACGCCGACCCGCTCGGGCGTGGCCACGAAGGCGCCGAGCGTCTCCCCAGCCTCGCGCGCCGCGTCCTGGGCGACGTTGAGCGCCTTCAGCCCCGCGTCGTTGTGGTAGCCCTTGGGCTCCAGCAGCTTGCCCCAGCCGCCGCCGCCGGCGACGATGCGAGCGCTCCGAGACGCGCCGTAAGCGCCCACCTCGAGCGGGTCGACCGTCGCGACGAGCTCGACGCCGCCCACGTCAAGCGTGACCGCGCCAGCGAGCTCGGCGTCGGTGTCGAGCTCGAGGTCGGCGAACCACGGGCCGCGCGCCCCGATCATGATCCGGAGCCGCGTGATCGTGTGACCGTTCGCGCGTGCGTAGGTCATCGGGCGAGCTCCTCGGCGAGGCTCTCGAGCGCGTCGTCGTTGTCGAGGATTTCCTGCTCGACCGGGTCGAGCGGCTGCGCCTTTGAGCTCTCGACCTTTCCGAGCGACTGCTTGGGGAGTCCACGGTGCTCGAGCATTCGGATCGTAGTCGCCCAAACGCCGTCCTCGATCTGCTCGAGCTGCGTGTAGTGCTGCACGACCACGGACTTGATATCGAGCGTCTCCAAAAGCGGGTGCCAGATATCGAGAGCCTTCGCGAGGCCGCGTTTCGTGGGCGGCTCCAAGTGCTTCCGCCAGAACTCGAACTCGATCAGGTCGGTGGACGAGTAAAAGCGCAGCCGCACGTCGAACTCGGCGAGCTTCATCCGCTTGTAAACGATGCGCGCACCGCTCGCGAAAGGCGGTTGATGCACCGCGTACTCGTACTCGCGCTTTGCGCCGATCACGTCCGCGAGGCCGGGGCTCTTGTCGCCAGCCAGCTTGATGTAGTTGATCGGTTCGCTGAGGAGGAATGCGCTCACGGCCGTGCGCCTCCCACCTGCACGAGCAAGCCGGAGAGCACTTCCTCGAGCTGCTGCCGCAGGTCTCCCGCAATGCCCCGCGACGTCGTCTCGCTGGTCTGCAGCGTGAGCTGGGCGATGCTGACAGACACGTGCGCCGCGCCGACCGTCGGCGAGCCGTTGCCCACGGCCGCGCGCGACACGTCGGGCGGCTCGACCATCTCGCTCACGGTGCGGTCGAGCGAAGGCGTCGCGTCGTCGACGCCGGCGGCAACGCCCTGAGGCAGCGCGCGCCCGAGCTTAGCGAACTCCTTCGACGGGCTCGCGATCCCGAGCGTCTCCTTGAAGGAGCGCCACGCGTCCGATCCGAGCGTCGAGAGCGCCTCGATCACCCACCTCGCGCCGCCCTTCACGCCGCGCACGATGCCGTTGCAGATCGACTTGCCGAGCTCGATCCAGTCGATGCCCGCAACGAAGTCGTAGGCCTCGCCGAGCGCCTTCGACAGGTAGGTGATGGCCACCGAACCAACCTTGTAGACGGTCGTCCAGAACAGCCGCGCGATCGTGAAGCTCGCGTAGAGGATGCCCGCGAAGGCAATGAAGGGAGCGATCAGAGCGCCGACCGCCAGTGCGAACACGCCGACAACCACCGAGAGTCCTGCGAAACCAGCGATCAGCAGGTACACGGCGAGCTTGCCAGCGCGCAGCGCCGACGTGGAAAGGTCCATGTCCTTCAAGAAGGAGCTGCCGAACGTGCGCTTGAAGTAGAGCGCCACGCGCAGGACCGAAATCGCTAAGTGCTGTGCGCCCAAGACCATGCCCTGAAAGAAGCGCTTCGCGAGCGGAGCCACGTGCTCGATCGCATCGATCAGCGGCTGAAACACCACCTTGACCAGCGAGTGCAGGGCCCGCCCGCTCACCGTGCTCTGGCTGAACAGGTCGGTGACCGTTTTGAGCGCCTTGAGCAGACCCTCGACCTTGAGGTCGGCGAATAGGGCACCGAAGTTCTCGCGCAGCTTTTGCGCCTGAACGTTCAGGTCGAGCATCTGCGCGGCCGCGATGCCTCCGAGCCGTGCTTTCACGTCCTGCGCCATCTTGCGCACGCTGCCGCCGGAGAGCGCGATCCCTGCCGCGAGGTCGGCCCACTGCTTCGCAGCCGCCTGCCCCTGCGTCGCTGCCTTGATGGCAGTGGCCTCGAGCGCGTCATCGAAATTCTGCCCGCGCAGGCCGGCCCGGTAGAGCTCGGTTGCGAGGCCTGCGATCTCCTCGCGCTGCAGCGCCACCGAGCCGCTCGTGCGGTCGATCGCGCGCTGCATCTCGGTGGCGTTGCCGGCGGCGAGGCCCCAGATGGACCGCATCTTGGTGAGGCCCTCGAGTCGGAGCAGCTCGGCCCGGCGCGCGTTCGCCTGGGCCACGCCATACCGCAAGAGCGCCGCGCCCGCGGTCACCGCCGCCGCCGCCAAGACAGCAAGCCCCGCCGCAATCGCGACGATGCCGAGTGCGATGACGCCGCCGGCGAGGAGGCTCTTCATCGAGCCCAAGCGCCCCGCAACGGTTCCGAGGGGCCCGCCTACGCCCTGGGCCTGCTGGCGCATCTGATCGAGCATCTTCCCGAAACCGCTACCCGGCTTGCGCGTCCGCTCGAGCGTGGCGCCCAGGTCGACCAGCGCGCCCTGTGCCTCGGCGATCGCGTTCTTCTTCGCGTCGATCTGAGCCTTGAGGGTCCGGAACTGGGCGATGTTGGTGGACGATCCGCCCTTGAGGCGCTTCATACCGTTCTCGAGCTCGCGCAGCGCCTTGGTGTCCCGCTCGATGGCGTCTCTCAGGGTGTCGACGGCCTTCGCAGCAGACTCCGCGTTCCCCTCGATGTTGCCCTCGAGGTTGACTGCGAATGTTGCTTGCTGCTCTTCTTTCGCCATCGCCTTACCTCATGTTCGCGAGGCCCTTTGCGATGGCCTCAAGGATCTTCCGGCTCTCTCTCTGATCCGTCGCCATGTCCGCGAGGATGAGCGCGCCTGTGAACGCGTGTGCCTCCTCCTCGTCCGTCTCGAACTCCGTTCGACCGAGCGCCTCCAAGATGCAGGCGGCCGCGAGCCCTCTTTCGCGCTCCACTCGCGCGGAGAGGGCCGCTATTTTCCCGCCAGCTCCTTCACGCGAACGCCGGCCAGAATGCCGATCGCGTTTGCTGAGCGCTCGAGGATGAACGGTTGTTCGTCCACCATCGCGTTGAGGCGCTGCCGATCAGGGTGCACCAGGCACGCTTTGACGAGCGCCTCTGTGTCTGCGTCGGTCATCTTGGATTCGCGGTAGCGCTTGAACACGACCGGTAGCGCGCGCTTGACGATCACGACGCCCAGCGACGTGCGCACGAGCGCAATCTGACGCTTACTGTCGGTCTCGTTCCCGTCGTACGCGGGGCCGTGCGCCGCCTCGGCCGCCTCGATCGCCTCGTTGTCGGCGAGCTCGAGCGCAGCGGCCTCGACAGCTTCCGACTCCGCGAGCTTCGAGAGGCGTTCCTCGCGCTTTGCTGCCAGGGCGTCCTGCCGTGCCTTGATCTCGGCGAGCCTGGCCTTGATGGGGTCGAGTTCCTTGGCGTTGCTCACGGTACACCTCGCGACGAGTCGAACAGGGTTTTCTTGTTGCGGTAGATGGCCATCACGCTCAGCTCCATGTCCTGCATGAGGAGCTCGGGTCCTTCGGCGTAGGCAGAGCCGCCCTTGACGATCCGGCAGCGGTCGAACGTCACCGTGAGCGGATCGTCGCCTGGCTCGATGAGCTGCAGCGTCATCGGGAACTCAACTTGCCCGTACGACAGCCCGCCGACCGATCGAGCGGACGCCTCGTCGATGATCCGCTGCGCCGTCTTGGCGTAGACCTTGATCTTGACCGGGCTAGGGACGTACTTACCCGCGCTGCGCGCGATGGGCGCGTGGTGCTTGCCCAGGCCGTAGCCGAGCGTCACCTCAAGCGCGTCGTCATAGTCGATGCTCACGAGACCCGTCCAGCGGTCATCGAAGAGCTTCCAGATGATGGAGCTCCAAGAGAACGTGCGGTCGTTCATGCGAAGTGAATCAGCCATGGTCAGCTCCTAGGCCTCAGGCCGCTTGCCGGACTTGGAGCGCGGGGTTCAGGAACCCAACGCTGAGGTTGATGAACTCGGGGTAGCCGAGCGGGATGATCCGCGCGTCGCCCGTGAGCGTCTTGGTGCTGAGCAGGTTGTCGGTGCGGCTCAGCGCGAACTGAATCCCGCTCGCCTTGGGCTTGGCGAGGAGCACAGCCGTCATCGCGGCCTCAGCGCCCGCCTCAATGTCGAGCGCCTCCTCCTCGAGGATGAACCCAGTCGTAGCGTCGACCTGGATCGGCTTGCTGAGCCGGCGGATGAAGTACGCGCGCAGCGCCGAGAGCGCGATGTTCATCACGCGCCGGTGCGGAAGCAGCTCGAAGTCGGAACCGGCTGCCGAAAGCAGGCGAGGGCGGTTCACGTAGACGCCCTGGGGGCCGTTATCCCAGGTGCGCAGCACGTAGGCGCGCGCGTCGTCGGGGCCCGGGTTCAGCGTCTCGTCGTGATGGCGAGGGTTGCCGTTCGCGTCGCGGATGGACACGCCGACGAGCGCGCCGAGGTTGGTGTCGGCCGCGTTCACCTCATGCGAGCTCGCCGCCTCACGGCTTGCGACCGCGAAGAGCGGCGGGCGCCGGTACTTCCGGCCGTCAACAGCCGACGTCAGGTCACACGCTCCGTAGCATACCGTTCCGAAGGTGGTCGACTTGGAACCGAACGCCGTGTTGAAGGCTGCGAGGTAGGTTGCCTCGCTCTCGCCGTCGGTGGGCATCCGGAAGTGCCCCATCCACGCGTGGTACTTGCCGCGGGTGAAGAAGCCCGCGAACTTGGTTTCTACCGTGTCGAAGGACGTGCCGTCGAGCGGGCCCACGATCTCGACGATCTCCCAGGTGACCGCCGACTGCCCGAGCGCGTCGAGCGCTGCGCCGAGCTCGGCCGCACTCCACTGCGGAGCCGTCGTGCGAAACGTCGCCTCGTCGGCCGCGACCAACGTGCCAGCCGCGAAGTTGAGCACGACGCCCGAGTTCGGGATCGTGTACGTGTTCGCCGTGCCGAGCGCGGTCACCGGTGAGTAGTTGTGACCACCGTCGAGCGAGTACTTGAAGGTGATCCCCGCGACTCCGATCGTTCCGCCCGTCACCACCTCGAACACGACGTCGAAGTCGTCGTAAGGGGCGAGCGGGTCGACGTCGACCGTGATCACGCTCGTACCGTCGACGTCGTCGACGTCGACCGTTCCAGCCGCGCCCGCGGTGGTGGTCGCGGTCCGGATGACCACCACCGGCTTACCCGTGCGCTCGATGTGCAGCGCGGCTGCCTGGGGCATGGGTCCGCGGCCGAACGTGTTGATCACGTCCTTCGCTCGCCCGAAGGTGGCCGGCTCGTTCGTCGGGCCATCCGAGGCCGGTCCGATGATCGCGAGCAGAGCGCCGGCGCTCGCCGGAAGCACGCCGAGTGCGCCATCGAGTTGAGTGATTGCTACAGCCGGTTGGGTCATGGCTCCTCGGGAAGGGTCAGGTTGTCGGTGTGATCGAGCTGCTCGACGTCCAGGTCGGCGCCCACGTCGACCGGCGCGAGCTGCTTCGCTGCGTCGGGGATCTTCGCGTCGATGGCGAACACGACTTGGATGCCCAGGCCGTGCACACGCTCCGTGGGGACGCGCACCCACTTGCTCGAGATCACAGTGAAGGTGCCGCGCGCGGCGAGGTACACCGCGCGAAGCCACGCGTCGTAGATGGCGCGCGCTCGAGCGTATTGGAGGCGTTCGTCCTCTTTGCCAGCAAGGTCGGCGCCGAGGATCAAGCACGTGCACAGCTCGTGCAGCGTCGCCAGTGAGCGCGGGTTGCCCGTCTGCGACTGCCTCGCCGGACCGATCTGCCCGAGCGCCTTCGACGGATCACCCGGCGTCCACAGGATGCGGTCGCCCGTCGCCAGCTTGCCGGTAGGGGCACGCCAGCCGAAAACGTTCGCAACGGCGAGCTCGTCAGCCGCGAAGCGTGCCTCGACCTGGCCGAGCAGGTGCAGAAGCGCGAAGTGCTCGGGCAGGGCGTACTCAAACGGCATTGCCGCCCCCCATGCGTTCTGCGAACTTCCGCGCGAGCACCTTCGTGATCGCGCGCCCGAGTGTGGGTGTGATCTTCGATGGAAGGATCGGACGCTCGACGCCGCCGCGAGATCGGCCGAGGTGGTGCCGCGCCACATGCCCGCGAAGGCGCACGATGATGCGCGGTCCCACCGTGGCGATCGCGAGCGCCTTACCGGCCGTCTCGAGCGGCTGACCGCCGTCCGCGCGCGGCTCCCAGGCCTTGCCGTCGGGATCAGTGCCCGCCGCAATCTGGCGCCCGATCTCGTCGCGCACCGCCTCGCCCACCTCCGGAGCGGCCTCACGGGCGAGCTCGGGGAGCGAACGCAGGCGCGCCGCGAAGGCGTCAAGCGATTCGAAGCCGTCAGACACAGGACCCCTCCCCGTTCTCGTCCTCGTCGCGCCCGATGCGGGCCTGTCGCGAAAAGCCGACGTAGGGCGATTGCTCGCTGTAGGCGCGCGTTGCCTGCTTCATGGGCGCCGTGGCGCCTTCCGAGTCCGCAAGCGCGAGTTCGAACAAGCCGTTCTCGCCGTTGGCCGCCTCGAGCACCTCAGCGCGCGCGGCCTCGCCATCAGTCACGATGGCGTCGACGTCAACGCCAGATGGGTCCCAACCACGCCGAGAGTAGGCAACGGCGGTCACGATGCGCGAGAGCCACAGACCGAGCAGCTTGGTCAGCGGCTCAGCCGTGAACAGCTCGCGCTTGTAGCGCTTGCGGAGCCGGCTCTCGATCCAGACACTCTGCGCGTCGAGCTGCGCCGCGAGGAACCCTGGCCACGTAGACTCAAGCTGGTCGACATGCTCATCCGGCATGACACTGAGCAGCTTGAATCCATCGAGGTCGAGGTAGGCCACGTGAGCTCCGAGTAAGGTGTGAGTGGTTGCGGGACCCGGGTTCGAACCGAGGACTTCGGCTTATGAGGCCGACGAGATGACCGCTCCTCCATCCCGCAAAAAGACGCGCCCGTGAGGGCTCCGCGATCAGGTGGGCTGACAGCGGAACAGGAAGTGAGGGCGACCTGCGCCGACGATTGCGCGGCCTGCCATCGTCCATTCGAACACGCGTTTACGCGCGAGCTCGGCCGAGGTCATCGGCCCGTGGTACGTGGTGTTCGCCGGCTCGCGGTTCACGTAGATCCAGGGGCCCACCTCGGTGCCGACCATCTCGCAACCGATGTAGTAGCTGGGATCCCCGGCGAGCTCGCCAGCGCGGATTAGGTCCAGGTCGAAATCGTTGACCTGCATCGACACATCCGTGCTGCCGATGCTGCCGCCGACGAACTGCGCCTTGGACGCAGTCATGGCGCGCCGGTGAATGGTCGGCGACGAGAGGAGGTACCTCGGCTTGAGGTTGAGGCAAGTCTTCCCGTCCGGCCCCTTGATGCTGCGGATATACGCGAGCACCTTTCCGATGGTAGCGTTGTCAGCCAGCGGATCCGTGCCCGCAAGCGGAGCCGCGCCGGGGTACTCGCCATCCGCTGCACCCGTGAAATCGTTGGCCCACGTGGTGGAGATGTCGCCGCCAGGGAAAAGCGGGTGAGCCGTCGAGAAGAAAGCCTGCCCGTCGTAACAGGTCGGGTTCGCGAGCAGCGCGGCCGCGAGCTTCTGCTGCGGAAACAGCGCCGCTTTGACCGCGCTGTCACTCGACCACTGCGAAGCCTTTTGCAATCCTGCGCCGTTGCTGTCGTCGAGCTCGGACTTGAGCAGACGCAGACCGGGAACCGTGATGAACTTCGGTTCGAGGTCGATGCGCTTGGACGCCTGGTCGAGGAAGGACTGATTTCCCTCGGTCCCGTAGTCCATCGCGCCGCCGGTGATGAGGATGACGAGGTGCTCCGCGCTTGCGGTACTCGGCATCTCCTTCATCACCTTGGGCCACCAGATGTTGCTCATCGCGCTCGCGAAGGTGTTCTCTTGGATCACCTTCATGTTTTCTTCGATGCGAGCGAGAAACTTGGAAGTCAGTGCCATGGGTCAGACTCCTGTGAGAGGTCCTGTGTAAGGTCCTATTGGTTGGTTCGATCAGGTGTCCACCACGAGCAACGGACCCTGGAGGCCAAGACCAGGCGCCATCTGCACGGCGACCTTCGCCCCCGCGCCGGAGCCGACGATCTCCCAGACGCGGCCGGCGATGCTCTTGCCGGTTCCGGTCATGGAGACCTCAAAGGAGCTGTGTAGGTAACAGAGCGCTCCGACGTCATCGTCGGCAACGGGACCGGAGCTGGAGTTGACCAAAACAGCGCACTCGATCTCGCTAAACAGCTTCACGCCGATTGTGGTCGCACCGTCGCCGGTGAGGCTCTCCTCGAACCATCCGATCGGGAAGTAGTTCGCATCCTGCGCGCCAGCGACGAGTGTGCCGTCGTCGAGGTTGATGCACGCAACGTTGCCCTTCTCAGCAACGGCGCCAGTCGCCAGCGCGCGCACGATGCGCGAGATGGTCTTAGGTTGAATCAGACGTTCAGCCATGGCTCACGCTCCCTTCTTGCGGGCCACGGGTGCCCCAAGGATGACGGTGTCTCCCTCGCGCTTCGTGCCGATGCTGGCCAGCGCGCGAACGCCCATCGCGGCATCGACGGCGTCGAACTCGGTGCCCGCAGTCTCGCCGCCGGCGTCGCCCTGGCCCTCGCCACGCGTGCCTCCCACCGTTGCGGCGCTCGCGGCGTGCTTGGGCGCCTTGGCCTTCGGGATAGCGTTGACGATGGCCTTCACCTCGGCGAGCGGCTTCCCGTCCAAAACCTTGAGAAGGTCCTTCGATAGGTCGGGGCGAGACGCGAGGAACGTCCGTCGCTCTGAGCTCTCGTTCGAGCGCTTGAGCTGCGCGACCTCGGCGCCGAGCTCGTTCACACGAGCGGCGAGGCCGCCGGCGGTGGACGCAGATACGGTGCCAGAGGACACTGCGGCAGTCGCCGCGGTTGCCGCGCTCGCGGCGCTCTCGTCCTTCTCCTCGTCGTCCTCGGACTCGGCGCTCTCGTCCTTCTCCTCGTCGTCCTCGGACTCGGCGCTCTCGTCCTTCTCCTCGTCCATTGCGGCGAGGGCGCGCTGTGCGCGCTTGGCCTCTTCATCGTCGCCCTTCGCCGCCTCCTCGAGCGCTGCGCGGGCCTCTGCATACTTGGACATGGTCGCTCCTTGGCTCGCGAGTGATGCGAGCAGCTCGTCGAACGTTTGGACGCGATCCACAAGGCCGGCGGCTTTCGCCTCCGGACCGTGCATCACCTTTGCCTGTAGGCCTTGAAAGTGCTTCGCCGGCTTGCCGCGCATGTCCGCGACCAGGCCAAAGAACACAGCGGCCATGGAGTTCACGATCTCCTGCTTCGCTGCTATCTCAGCGTCGGTCACAGGGACGTGCGCATGCCCGTACGACTTGAGCGCTCCGCTCGTGACGTACTCGAACCGGAGCCCCATCGCCTTGTCGAGGGCCGACTGGTCGACGCGAACGTCGAGCACTCCGATGCTCCCGACCACGCTGGCCATTGGCGCAACGATCATGTGCGCCGCGCACGCATAGGCGTACGCCGCTGAGCACGCCTGCCCGTCCACGAATGCGATCAGCCGTTTGCCGGACTTGTCTGCTCGTGCGCGAAGGTCGCGCGCGCCGTCGAAGCACCCGAAAACGACGCCTCCGGGCGAGTGGATGCGCAGCACGATCGTGCGCGCGTCGCTTTCGCAAGCCTCGTCGAAACGCGCAGCGATCGCGTCGTATGAATCCAGGGACGCCGACGCGTGCCGATCCAGTGGACCGCGAATCTTGACGATCGCCACGTCGCCGATCCGTTCGTTCGAACGGTCGACCACCTCGGGAACGGGCTCTCCGAGCGCACTCGGGTCAATCGCCAGAAGGCCCGTAAGCATGAGCTGCTTCACGCTGCCTCCCGTTCTGCGCTTCGCGCGCGCTGTGCCTTCACCAGTCCGGGGCGCATGCGGCTACGGGCCTCGGCAAGCTCGTTCCCGCCATCATCCTTCGGAGCTTCGACCTCTGCCGCGCCCTCGAGCAAGGGGATCGCGAACAGAGCGCACATGGCGCGCACGTCAGGACGCAAGCCGTGCGGAGCGAGGCTCTCGGTGAGCGACTGAATCGCCGAGGACGCACTCGTGAAGGTCTGCGCGACTTGGGCGAGGTCCTTCGGAGGAGTGACGTCCCACGCCATCACCGGGCAGCGGTCGAGCGCCTCCTCGCCGTAGCGGTGGAGCACGAACACCGGAATGCACTGCGTGTTGATGGTAAAGGCAAGCCCGTCCGCGGTCTCCTTGATCAGGTCCGCGCGGATGGACTTGTGAATGTCCGCGTTCGCAAAGCCGGTGCCGCCGTCGGTCGTGACAGTCTGCCCCGCGAGAGCGATCTGAATTTCGGTGTTCTGCTCGGCGATCGTCTCTTTGAACGACTCCCAGCCACGCCCGTTCGACTCGACGAGCTTGACCTCGTACCCCGGGCTCGTCTGAAACACCGTGTTGACGCCCCACGCCGCGACCCGCTTGAACCAGTTCTCTTTCTGCTCCTCGGCCGCACCGTTGGGCGCCTGAGCGACCCGCGCGGGGTGCGCGAGCTTCGACTCCCATGCATCGCGGTACAGCGCCGCATGGCTCTTGCGGATGAAGGCGAGGCCGATCGCGCGCCACAGTCCGTTTTGCCATGGGGCGTTGCGCCCACCCGGAACGTGCAGCACCCACCGACCATCACCAGGCGTGATCGGAATCAGGCCGATGATCGAGCGGAAGTACCACCGGTTCTCATTCCAGCGGTACGTCAGGAACTGCGGATCAAGACGCACGAGAACCGGGTAGTCGCGCCCCTCGACCTTTACGAGCTCGCCCACCGCGACGCCCACGCCAATGCCATCGGCAGCCATGAGAGCGAGCTCGGTCGACGGCAGCATTTCGTCGAAGCAGGAGCGCACCTCGCCCGTCTCGGCGTAGTGACCGCGCTCGAGGTCGGCGCAAATTTGCTCGTCGCCCTCGAAGCGCTTGGGGAGCCGCACGAGCCCACCGGTGCGGGTCGCGAGCAGACCGGAGACCACCGCGTCACGGCGCGCCGCGGACCACAGTCGAGCGGCCTGCGCGATGCTGCCGGAGTCGGCCGCGTGCTCGGCCGCCTCGACGTCGTCGACGTACCATCGAGACTGCGAGTCGGAGAGCGGCTGCATCTGGCCGCCGAACATCCGGCGGAGCTGCTCAGCGATGGCGGAATCAAGATCGATCGTGCCAGCGGCAGCGGGCGCCCCAGCCTCGTAGGCTGAGATCCCGGCTAACTTTCTGGCGAACGACAGTAGTCCCACGGGGCAATGACTACCCGGGGCAAGCTGCGAGCGCGCTCATACTCTCCGCGCATGGATCAGCGCCGCGGAGTGTTCCCGCGTTCCCACGGACCGACCACAGTCCACACGTGCTCAGCGAGTGCTGCGCGCGCTTTCTTGCTCGGCGTGGTCTCCCCGCTAGCCCACCGGGAGACCGCCGACTGAGTAACGCCGCACCTGAGGGCTATCTCGGTCTCGGTCAGAATCTGGAGCGCTGCCAGGAGCTGGCGACGCCCCGGGGTCATCTGCCGCCGTAGGGGTCTATCTTCCCGGCGTACGGGTCGAGCGCGTGGACGTCGTCGTCGTACGCCTCAGGCTCTCTGCGGCCCGCCGGCGCGGCCTCTGCGCGCGCTGGCTGCGCCGGAGCGCTGTCATCGGCCTCCTCGTCGCGCGTCCACATGGGTTCCCACACCGAGAGCGCGAGCGCGTCGTAACGATCCGGAGAGCGCCCCAGGATCTTGCGGATCTCGCGCTTCTCGATGAGGCGCAGCGGGCCGTCGTCGACCTTGTCCCAGACGAGCACGTGCAGCTCGGCCGAGAGCTTGGCGTCCTCGGGAATGGCTCCGCCGTTGTCCTTCCCTGGATCGCCGCGCAGCCAGTCGGCGAGATTGCCGCACAGCCGGTCGCGAAGCCGGTGGTAGATCTTACCCTTCGCTTTCGCGCGCTCGCTCGAGCGCACGGTCACGAGATCGAACGGAACGTGTTTCGCTCCGAGGAACTTGTGCAGCGCAGACTCGCTATCAGCGTTCAGAAACTCTCGCAACTTCGAGTCGCGCGGCGCTCCCTCCTCGTAGTCGCGCAGCGCAGTGAGCACCTTGGCGCCGACCTCGCCCTCTGCGTCGATCACAACCACCGGCTTTTCGCCGTCCTCCCGGAGCTCGACCAGGAGGAGCAGCAGCTCGAGGAGCGACCCGTACTCGTCGAGGCCGCGATGCACGTCGAAGCGGATCGCCTTGCGGCCGCGGCGCGGACAGAGGCACATCTCGTCACCCGTGCCGGCCTCGCCGGCGGGGTCGAAGCCCACCCACAAGCGGCCCTCCGCTTCGACCTCGGGCCAGCGCTGCTCGCCCTCGAGGATGGCCTGCAGCGTGAAAATGCGGCCGTCCTCGCCGATCGGGAAGTCGCCCTCGACGCGCACGCGGTACTGAGGCGAACTCTCGCCCCACTCCTTGCCTTTCTCCTCGCACCACTCGCGCTCAGCAAGGCCGGGGATCACCGTGCGACCCTGTACGACGTTGGGAGTCTCCTTCGAGCTGACCTTGATTCCCTTGTAGAGCTCGGCCTTTTTGTGGAACGCCTCGAAGAACTCTCCGACCGTCTTGGTAGGGTTCGAGAACAGCACGATGCGCGCGCCGCCTGCGCGGTTGCCCTCGATGGCCTCGAAGATCTCGTCAGGGACGCCGCTCGCCTCGTCGATGATGAAGAGCAGATTTTTGCCGCTGATGCCCGCTACCGCCTCGGCCTCCTTAGCTGTGAAGCCGCTGATCGTCCGGAAGTCGTCGGAGCGCATGCCCGTGCGCGCGAGACGCCCGATCTCGCCGTCGATGAGCGCCGAGTGCACGCACGGCTTGGGGAGCTTCTCGTCCGCGTCGAGCTGGTGGACGCCAGCGTCGAGGAGCGCTTGATACTCGCGCTTGCACTCGAGACAGCGGCCGCCGCGCGAGCGCAGCATCGAGAGCTCACGCCAAAGGATCGTGTCGACCTGACGCGAGGTGGTCGAGCTCATCACCACGCGTGCGTCCGGCCAGCTGCAGTAGAACCACAGGGCCAGGATGCCGGCCGAGTTGCTCTTTCCCGTCTTGTGGCCCGAGCGGATGGCGACGCGCTTGTGGTCGCGTACCGCCTCGAGGATCTCGACCTGCTTCGACCACGGCTCGACGCCGAGAATGTCGTGCGCGAACGCGACGGGGTCGTCGCGGTACTTCGAGGAGGGCCACTTAATCCGCTCGCCGGCGCGCACCTTGAGGTCAGCGCGCAGGAGCGTCGCCAGCCGCCGACCGAACGTCACGGGAGCTCGCGAGGTCCTGCCTCGTGAGCGCTTCGCCACCTCGGCCGCGCGGGATGTGGTCAACGGCAGCGCTCCCCGGCCCGCTTGACTTGCTCGGCCACATCGAGCTGCGCGCGCGTAATGCGCTCGACGTCGGAACGCGTGATCGCCGGGTCATCGGCACGAGCCACCGAGCTCACGCAAGCCCAGGTTCCCTGGCCGGCGAGCCATCCAAGGATCGCGCAGCAAGTCGCACGCACCAGAAACTGAGTCGTCTTGTCCATGGTCACTCTCCAAGCGTCGCGCGAACCGCGGACACGTCGTCATCCGTCACTATGGCCCAAGGCTCGATCGGGTCGTGCCGCACCGAGCCCGGCTCCGATGAGTGCTCGCGCCCGAGGAGCACGTGCCCCAGCTCGTGCGCGAACACGCGACCAAATTCCGAATGGCCCCAGCGCTCGAGCTCGGCCGCCGTGGGCCGTCGAATCTCGAGGAACAGCGAGCACTCGGTGGGCGTGAGCTCGCCGTAGCCGTCGCCCATCCCATCGCGAACCCACACGTTCACACGTCCGCAATCCGACAGGCCGCGCGGCTCGAAGCTCAGCTCGAACAGGTCGCGCCCGACGGCCGCCTCCCACTCAGCCACGCGAGCGGCCATCTCTCGGCGCTCCGCGGGCGACGTCTCGCCGAGCACCGCGACCGGTACAGGGTAGGTATCTGGCCACCACTCGCGCGAGCAGCCGACCTGGAAGAGCATCACCAACAGCATCGCCCACCGCATGTCAGATCCCCGCCTTCTCGATGGCCTCGACCACCGCACGCGCCGCGTCGGGCCACGGCGCCAGAGCTTTGAGCACAACCTCCTCGAATCGGTGCCAGTGCGGGTGCTCCCGCACGATGCGCTCCTCGATGGCCAGGTCAGCACCGCGCGCACGCTCGTACTGCGTGCGCAGGGAGCCCTCGCGCTCAATGGCGCGAAGGCGCTCGAGGGGGGCGAGGTTCGTGCCCGTGCGAGCCGCTCGCACCTCCTGCATGAGCTCGAGGAAATGAGCCGCCGAGCTCGCGGGTACCTCGGCCGCTAGCGCGCCGCCCTGGTCGACCTCGTCGCCGTCCAGCTCCTTGGCGTCCTCCTTGGCTGGCGCGCAGTCCCAGGCCTCGAGGGGAATCCCGTACGCGCGCTTGAGGTGACGACGCTGTTCGCTCTCTGGCTGCCGAGAGCCATCGCGCCAGCGCTTCACCGTCGTCCGCGAGCCCACGCACGCGACCTTGGCGACCGTCGCGAGGCTGTCATCGAGCGCCAAAAGTAGCCGTTGACCCTCTGAGCGGAGCTGGGCGGACGCGGGAACACTGTTCCCGGCGCTGTTCCCGCCTGTACCCGCGCTTTTTTTCGCGGCCCGTTCGGAGGTCGGCTTGCTCATTCGGGTGTTCCCTCCCGAGAAGGCTGCGCAACCTCCGGATTTTTCGCGCGGG